CGGAGCAAAAGTCCCGATATTTTATTTTTTGGGGGAGGCGAATGGTCGCTCCGAAGATGAAGACGGTGAACACTTCGTCGGAGAGTCTGGACAGATAATCCGTTCACGCATTCCATCACAGTGGGAAAACCATATCCGCTGGAATAACATCATAAATTGTAGATCAGGTAGTGATGAGCCTTCGGCCCAGGAGCAGGCGTGCTGTCGAATCAGGGTTGTTACAGATATAGAGAAAACCAAACCGGAAGTTCTGGTTGGCTTCGGTGGAGTACCACTCAATTGGGTACTAGGAGCAGAAAAGAAAGGTGACACAAGGAAAATTATCCCCTGGCGTGGACGACGGATGCCGGTCAAGATCGGATCACACACCTGCTGGTTCTACGTTATCGGAGACCCTGAAACACTGTTGTACCGTAAATCTCGCATGTACGAGGCCAATCTACGTGCATTTGAGAACGATCTACGTCGGGTGTTCACTGATTATGCGGCGGGGCTTCCACCACCGGAAGTGGTACTACCTGAGGATTATTACACTGGGATTCGGTGTATTGAAGACTACACCCGAACGGGCTTTAACGATGTGCTTCGGTTCCTACAAGCTGCTGCCAAACTCGATAGTTCCACAATCGACATTGAGACCAGTGAGTTGCGACCGTATAATCGAACCAGTAAATTCCTTTCCGTAGCGATCGGAACTTACGAAGAAACGGTGGCCTTTCCGCTCGAACATATTCAAGCAAAATGGAGTGCGTCCCAGCTTAAACAGATTTACGCTGCAATAGAAAAATACCTTTTGTCACCGGGTCGGAAATGTGCTCACTTTGCCAAGTTCGAAATGGAATGGTTCGTATGGAAATTCGGACCCAAGATCGCTCATGAAGTAAACTGGGATGATACCGCCGCGATGGCCCATGTGTTGGATGAGCGTAAGGGCAAATCTCTAGAGGCACTCACGGAAATACACTTCGGCTTCAATGTCAAGAAATTGTCCGGTCTGGATACGAAGAAGTTGGATACCTATCCAGTGGCCGATGTGCTGAAGTACAACGCACTGGATACCAAGTGGACAGATGCGTTGCGTTTAGTATTGTGGTCAATGATTGAAGAGCAAGGTTTACTCGCTGCGTACCAAAATGTAAATCGAGTCACACCGTCCTTTGCACTAATGCAGGCCAAAGGCGTCCATCGCAACTTACCCGTGATTCAACAATTCAGCGAGGAACTCGTCAAGCGCAAAGACGACGTTGTACTGAATATTCTACAGAATCCAGACGTACGGAAATTCACCACCGCCAACGGTAAGTTCAAACCAACATCTAATCCGGACATACAAAAGTTCTTCCGTGATTTCCTGAAAGTACCACACCCTAACCGTGAGCAACGGAATTTCAAGTACAGCTTAACCGAAGACATACTAGAGAAGTTTAGTCACCCGGTAGCCGAAATGTTGCTGGATATGCGTACCACCAGTGGGAATTTGGCTAAGTATGTGGCTAAATTATTGGATGAGCCTTCGGAACGCTTCCCGGAAGGCGGAGTGTACGTTTGTGATGATGGGTTGGCACATGCTAATTTCACCCAACTGATCACCGCTACAGGCCGTCCGGCGTGTGAAGACCCGCCGCTACAGCAATGGCCCAAGCGCGAGCACCGTGAAATCCGTAGAGTAATCTGTGCTCCACCAGGACACCACATGGTGGCCTTCGATTTTGGCCAACTCGAAGCCCGTATTATCGCCACACTGAGTCGTGATCCGGTACTTTGCGCAGAGATTATCAATAAGTACGACATCCACGGTGACTGGACGGATCGGCTCGGGATGGCCTTCGACAAATCATTATTGAAGACAAAGGAATCCCGTAAACACCTGCGTGATTATATTAAAAACAAATGGACATTTCCACTGTTCTATGGCAGTATATTGGATAGCGTCGCGTACGATCTCGGTTCTGTATTCAAAAAGGAAATACTCCCGTCTAAATTAGAGTCACACTACCAAGAGTTCTGGGACAAATACAGAATCACCCTAGACTGGCAAGAGAAGCTCGAGGCGTTTTATTGGAAACAGGGCTATGTGGAGACCGCTTTCGGCTTCCGCCGCCATGAGCCACTATCCAAAAATGAGTTGATAAACTCGCCCGTGCAAGGTACAGCTGGGCAACTCGTAATGGAAGTGCAAACGCGGTTGAGTAAAATCGCATACTTTGAACAGAAACCCCAGTATCAACCCGTGATCAATATGCATGATGATCTGACCTTTTATTTCCCAGAGACAACGGTTGAGACGGACATTGAACGGGTTGCACGTGAAATGTGTACGTTTGATCTTGATTTTCTAGTGGTCCCTTTATCCATTGAGGTTTCTATTGGCCCCAACTGGGCAGATCAACAGGAGGTTGGCGTATTCTACTCAACTGATTTTGGTTGGAAACCTCCGGTGACCACTAAACCTCGCCGCATCGCGCTCCCGGTATAATTTATATGCTCTACTCGAAAGGATACGTCTTGTCATGAAACCACTCATTCGCTCCAGAAGATCGTCACCACCCACAGCAGAAGCAGAATTAGCTCAATACCGTGAACAAATAAAACTCGATCGGCATGCTTTGGATGTTGCGGCCGAAGAACAGGCACAGTTATTTTTAGCTATATGCGACAAGCATACATACTCAATCTCATTGCGGGATCAGGCCGAAGAAGCCCTCGCCACTGTGGACGCTGAAGTATCCAGCAAAATCCGCCAGCGAGCTTCGGAAACCAAACTTACCGAAGCCGCTATCAAAGAACAAGTTCTTTTGGCAAAAGAGCACGCCGCCGCCGTAGCGGATTACGAGTACAAACGGCGGATCTCCAACTATTGGGGAAATCTACGTGCAGCGTTCGATCAACGCGCCAAAATGATCCGGGAACTGACCGGACAATATTCAGCGGGTTACTTTACGGTGCAGAGTGCGGTGAGTGTCCGGCGTAGCGGTGCTGAGGATGGCAGAATAGCAATGCAGAAAGCCCGCACTAATCGAGAAGCGTAATGGATTGGTCAACTGCAATAATTGCTGTTCCTCTGCTGTTGATTCTAGTGTACGTAATTGTACGCGTAGGGTCAGCAGCGTTTTTCAGTTCTAAACGTGATTACATCAGGAGAATTTTACATGGTAATGGTCAGAAGCAACAAGACGAGCACCACGAGTAGTAAGCCCGCTGTCCGCCGTGCGAGCGGTGGTTTTGATTACCGTCCGCCTTCCGCTGAACAACTACGGGAACGCGCTCAACGGAAAGGCACAAAGGATTCATTCTTCGACGCCGGAGTGCAATTCTTCACCCCAAAAGTCGGAGATAATACTCTGCGTATACTTCCGCCCCCACCTGATAAACGCGATGATTGGAAGTCGTACGGTCTTACACTGTACGTCCACTACGGAATTGGCGCCGATGAAGCCGCGTATCTTTGCCTTGACCGCATGAACGGTGAACCGTGCCCGGTTTGCGAGGAACGTGCTCGTGCTAAAGCCGAAGGTGAAGATGACTTAGCGCAAGAACTGCGCCCGATACAGCGTATCGCAGTGTACGTAATTGACCGTGATCAGGAAGGCAAAGGCCCACTGCTTTGGAATATGGCCGCGTCAATTGATTCCGACATTTGCGGACGGTCTGTAGATAAAAAGTCTGGTGAAGTTTACGCCGTAGATGACCCGGTCAACGGGTACGATGTAACCTTTATCCGCGAGGGTCAAGGGATGACCACCAAGTACAAGAGCATAGAAATCGCTCGTCGTGCAAGTCCGTTATCTGAAGACGAAGATGTCGCCACGAGGTGGTTGAAGTTTGTTTGCGACAATGCAATTGATGACAAGTTGATTTCTCACGACTACAACCACATCAAAAACGCTTTATCTGGAGGAACCAGAACACCCGAAGCAGAATCCGCACGACCGGCTGAGTCAAAATCGGCACCGCGAATCGCCTTGCGTAGCGGAAAAACAGCTCCTAAGGCAGCGGAACCCGATCCGGACGTAACGCTCGACGCCGATAAGCCTACCTATGAGGAAATCGCTGCGATGGACGAAGACGGTATCGCGGCGGTCGGGGAAGCGTTCGATCTGACCTTTCCGGACAACGGGTTTGCTTCCGATGAGGAAATGCACAACTGGGTGGCTGAGCAGTTGGGTATTCCGGTGCCGAAAAAGGCTGCGGAACCAGCAGCAGGAAAACCTGCCAGCTGGCGTGATAAACTCCGCAGCGCCACTAAGAAGTAATCTGCCGTGACGCGTCCATTTGTCAAAGGCAGACCAAGAATTAAATTACGGTCTGCGGAGATCAAATCCACTGATGAAGAAACCGGTGGGCTGTATTTCTCCTCGACCAAAAAGAATTACAGTTTCATTTCCAGTGGCTGCACGGTACTTGACTGTGTGCTCGGTGGAGGGTGGTCACTAGGGCACATCGCGAACATTGTGGGTGACCGCTCGTCAGGCAAAACTCTGCTCGCGATGGAGGCCATCGCTAATTTATTTCTGGCCTACGACAATTGCTGGGTACGTTACGTGGAGGCTGAATCCGCATTTGATATCGACTACGCTAACGCACTGGGCATCCCGATGGACAAGGTGGAAATGGTGAATGATTTGGACACGGTGGAAGCAGTGTTTGAAGACCTGTCCAGCCTTTCCCGTAAGACGCCCGGACTCTACATCATCGACTCGTTGGACGCGTTGAGTGACGAAGCAGAAATGGGGCGGGCGATTCGGGACGGATCATTTGGCGCGGCAAAAGCCAAGAAACTGTCAGAATTGTTTCGTAGGCTGGTGCGGAAATTGGCACGGCGAAAGATCTGTGTCTTAGTCATCAGTCAGGTGCGGGACAATATCGGTGCTATGTTCGGGGAGAAACATTCCCGCAGCGGGGGCAAGGCGTTGGACTTTTACTCCTCACAGATACTGTGGTTGGCACACTTGAAGACGGTGAAGCGGACAATTAACAAGATTGAACGGCCGACCGGGATTATGGTGCGGGCACGGTGTAAGAAAAACAAGATAGGTTTGCCATTCCGTACAGCAGATTTCTCGGTGCGATTCGGGTTTGGAATTGAAGACGCTGAATGTAGTCAGGAGTTTCTGAAAACTGTGGGGAAAACAGCACCGAAGACGCCGGAAGCGTTGCGAGAGATGGTAATTAAGGAGTGGTACGCTGTGGAGCGGAAATTCCTTCCGGAAAAACGCAAGTATGCCTAACGATAGCTTTATTCGCATCTCTGGGATCACCATCGGCGACGACTCACGTACCGGGTTAGCGTTCCTAATCGAAACCGAGGACGCCAATTTCTGGGTGCCTTACAGTGTTTGCAGAAAACGTACGGTTACCCACAACAGACTCCAAGATTCAATTGAGGTCGCGTCTTGGTGGGCTGATAAAAATGAGATCGAAGGTGAGTCATGTTAACCGACCGAT